AAATATTCTTTCCTTGCCATCGTATCATCATCTTGATTATAGTTTCTGTAAATAGATAAAACTTCTCCAGAACCTTCATCAATTGAAACAATATATGGTAACTTAACTTCTTTCTCTGCATTCTCTACCTCAAACTCATTTAAGTTTAGATCGATATGCATTTCTAAAATATTATATTGATATTCTTTTTCACCTGCAGGTTTCACACCTTCAAGTTCATTTAATTTATCTTGTATTGGACTTTTCTCCGCTTGTTTTGGTACAAGTTCTACATCTCTGTAGAATCCAGCTTTCTGCTGTTTAAGGACATCATTCTCTGACATTTTAACAATATGAGTAATTCTTTCACAATCTTTTAAATCTGTTGCATAGTATGGAACTATCAAATCTTCAGCAGGTACAAATTTAGCGATTGCTCTTTGTTTTATTTCATCATAATAAATTTTTTTAAATGCAGATCCTGCTAAGGGTAAATAAAATAATAATTGGTCAGTGTCAGGTGTGTATTCTTCCATCTGCTCCATCAACATATAGTTCATAAAATCTTGAACTCTTTCGGCTTGTTGTGAAACTTCTTGAGTATCCGCACCAACAACTTGTGTTCTTACAGGACCATCTGCAGGAAGTAATTCTTTGTAAGCTTGTGCTTGAAACTGTGTAACAGCTTCAGATAGCAAAGGGTGTGTTACTCCGCTTGCACCTTGAAACGGTCTAGTGTTGTTCACGTATTTAAAACCTAGTAAATCTAAACCTTGAGTGTATGCTTGTTCCCAATCAGATCTTGAAACTTTATCTCTTTTGTAATCCTGAACAAGTTGAGACGACATTCGACCAAGCGTACGCTCGTCCATGTCTTCAGCTAAGTTTCTATAAAAGTCTTCTTCAGTATTTTCTTCAGGGGCTTGTTCTTCATTGCCCTCAACTTCTATATCAACTTCTTCTGTCTCAACTTCTTCTTCAGGAAGTTCATTTTGTTTCTCTACTTCAGCCATTAGTATAATTTAGTTGGTTTTAAATTAACCAGTTTTCCACCTCTAGCTTTAATCATTTTACCTGCTTTAGCTCCATCAAATGGGCCTAAACCAAATGCATCTCCATACATTATACTTGAAGATCCACTTTTGCCTGGTTTCTTTTTTGGAACCATAGTTTTCTTTTTTAGCATTGAGTTTCTCATTGACTTAGCCAATGTTGTATCGTTTGCCATTTCTGAACCCATGTCAGGATCTGTAGTGATTGAAGCAGCTTTTTTCATCGCTTCTTTTTTAGCTCCCATTGCACCCATTGCTTTCGCAGCACCGAAGCCCAATAAAGCAGCACCTAAAGCTTTTTTAAGTTTTTTGCTTGCCATGATAATTATCTCCTATTTGTTATAACAGATTTATAATATCACGCAAATATATTTACGACTAGACCACCCGTGTTGTACGCTTTGAAAGGTTTTGTAGCCATTTCTGGAGTGACTTTGATTGCGTAAGCATCAAAATACAATCTTGAATCACCAGGTTGCATCTCAATTACATCACCACCATATCTGCCTGAATAATATTGCGCTTCATCAGAAGTTCTAAATGCAGCTACATGTTCTGTACCTGCTCTGTCAGGATTTAATCCAAATTCTCTTTTAGTGTCTACATTGTTCACTACCTTAAAAGGTTTATTAGGATCTGATTTCGCGACAGGTATTGTCTTTACTTCTGAATTATATTGTTTGGCTAGTTTCTCCATAGCTGACGGAAGCGTAGCCGTTTTCTTTGGATCTGTATCTGCAGGAATCTCATTATCATTTTTATCTTTTCTAACTACACCTTGTTGTTTACCGTAGTTTTTAAATCCTGCTTTACCAAATCTATTTCCATAAAATTCTGCATCACCTAAATATTTAGTTCTCTTAGCGTGGTGTAAGTTTTCAATTGGAGATATTGCAACCCAATCAATACCCCTATCGGCTGCATCCTTAATTTGATTTTTAATCGCATGAGCACCCCAGTTCTCTTTACCGTGTAAAGGTAAGAATGGGATACCTTCTCCTGCTTGTTGTTTAGTAATGTTAGCTAAGTTCATAGAGTTCTTTTTTAGTTCATCAAAGTCTGAAGATAGCTTTCTAAATCTTTCTACATCTTCTCTAGTTTTGTTGATACCTTTTCTAGATATATTAGTCATCTCATTTACAATCTTTTCTAGTTTTCTATTTGCTGAGAAAAATTCTACTTCATTACCAAATGCATTTATAACTTTATCTCTTTCAGGGTTTACCTTTCTTAACTTTTGGTGATAGTCCGATTGTATTTCATCAATCAACATCACCCTTTGGTTTTGATTTGTACCCCCTGATCTTATACTTCCTCTAGTATGATAAATCTGATTTGGTATCGGACTTGTACTTCCGTAATCACTTGTGTAGTGCCTATTGTAATCTGAACCTATTCTTTGACCCATCGGTAATTTTTTTGGATAATAAACTACGTTTTCAAAATACTCATCCCCACCTCTAATTCTATATTCATTATAAGAACCATACTTAGGTAAAAACTTTTGAGACTTTTGTAAACCAAACAATCTTGTCATCTCAAGATCTTTTGCTTTAGCAAGATCTGTTAATCTATTTACTTCACCCATGTCTACAGAGATTCCAAGTCTTTGTGCTTTCTCTGCAATGTTTTTATAAGCTTGAATATCATTTGTAAAAACAGTATTCACATCATCAAAGTCACTTGTATCAACTACCCTATACTGATTAGTTAATCTTGCATTTGTTTTCAGTATAGATTTTTGTGTTGCGTTAATATCAGATACTAATTGACTAAATTCTTCTTGTGTATCTACAGTAGTACTTTTTGCTATAGCTTTGGTTCTCAAATTAGCTAAACCATTTCTTAATTCTCTACCAATATCTTCTGCATCATCGACAAGCTTAGTATTAGTTCCAAGCTTTCTCATTTTTAAATTATTAACAGGAGCTTTTTCTACAATGTATAAAAGATCCATCTTAGTAAGAGGTATATCTTTTTCTTGAGCTAGTTTTAAAAAACCACCTACAGGTTCACCTTGTTTATTCAGTTGTAATAAGTTTGAATCATACAACTCTTCTTTCTTAACTGCTTGGTTGATGTTTTTAAATTCAGGATTACCTGACTTAAAAGATCCAGGGCCACCTGACTTAAAATCTTTAATCCACTCACTAGCTTTTCTTGCACCTGCAATCGGGTGTCTTGCAATGTAGTCGAAGAGTGATGAACCAATCCTGTTAGTCTTACCCCCTCTGGATAAGGGTTGTTGGTAAGCTAATTTTTTTAACTCGTTAGATTTTTGAATAGCTTCTTGTCTGATTTGTTCTTGTTGAGATATCTGAGGTTTCGTCATTGCTCGACCTCTATCCATTCTTGTTGGAGTAATGGTTAGTATCTCATCTACCTCATCAACTGGTTCCTTGATCCGTGAAGCGTCTATCTTTGGTTTTCTAAGATTAGCGATTTTATTCAAGGCTCTACCGATAGGAGTTCTAAGAGCCACGGCTCCTGCACCAGCTAACGCGATGCCACCTAAACCTTTTAATGCACTTGGATCGTATGGTTCAGAATAAATAGAATCAGTATCTCCAGGGACTGAAGACGTCTTTTGATCTTCAAAGCTACCTGATTCAATTAATTCTTTTAACCCTGACATTATTTAACACCATTAAATTTTGTACCTTGAACTGCAACACCACCACCTCGTGAAAATTTCTTTTTAAATTTTACACCAAAGTAATCTTTGCCAATCTCAAATTGAGTTTGTCCTTTAGTTTCATCAGGGATTAAATTTGCTTGTTCATCAAGCTTAGCTTTAGATTTAGTTATTGTTACTCTTGCTTTACCCCCACCAGGATTTTTAATAAAATCTTTTACATCCTTACCTGTAATAGTAATTCCTTTACTTCTGTCCTTTTTATCAGACTCATCTACGTAAGTTAATCCGAATTGTGTTTTGTTGAATACGTCAGCCATTATTTAATTAGGTCTTTAATGTAAGATGCACCTTTTAAAACAG